GCGGGAATGATCGAGAATGTTATGAAGCGGGTTCAGGAAGTCGGCATGACTTGTGCGCCGATTTCCGACCGTGCCTCGACGTTCGGGTTCAACCGTTGGTCGAAGCTCGCCAAAAAGGCTGGCCTGAGACCAATTTACGGGGTGGAAATTGCAGTCACTCCCTCCCTCAATGCCAAGAAGCCAATTTTCGATCACTGGACGTTCTTCGCGAAGGATGATCTCCGCTCGATCAACGAGCTTTTGTACCTCGCGACAAATCAGTTTCGCTACGAGCCATTGTTGACGTATGAACAAGCCATGGAAGTCGAGGGCGTGATCAAGATTGCTGGCTCGAGAGCCCTGCTCGATAAATTTCAGCCCCAACCCGACCTGTTCATCGGCCTGAGCCCAAGCCTCTCGAAAGGGTTTGTGACGGAAGCCAAAGAGCTCGGCCATGCGTTCATCCAATGCTCCGACAACAAGTTCACGTTTGAGGAGGATGAAAGTTTCTATCAAGTCGTCATGGGCCGAAACTCCTCCACCCAAACCTATCCCCAATGGATCCTCTCTCAGGAGGAATGGGAAAAGTCGGTGAAGCGGTTCGCCTCCGAGGAAATGATTGCGTCCGCCGTCGCGAACCTCCAGAAGTCGCAGGAAGCCTGCAAAGCGGTGTTGAAGGCCGGAACTCTCCTCACTCCCTCGAAGCCCCTCTCGCTACGCCAGATGTGTTTGGACGGGGCCAAGAAGCTCGGCATTGAATTGGATGAGGTTTATGGCCCAAGGCTCGACAGGGAATTGAGCCTCATCGCGGAAAAAGAATTCGAGGATTATTTCTACATCATTGCCGACATGATGCACTGGGCGCGTGAGCGGATGATCTGCGGCCCTGCACGGGGAAGCTCATGCGGTTCGCTGGTTTGCTTCCTTCTCGAGATCACCACGATCGACCCAATAAAATACGACCTATTGTTCGAGCGGTTCATCGACATCACTCGTAACGATTTGCCGGACATTGATTTAGATTTCTCGGATCAAAACCGTCACCTCGTTTTCGAATACATGGAAGAAAAATACGGCAAAGATCACGTGGCTCGTCTCGGGACGGTTGCGCTTTATCGCCCGAGGTCAGCAATCGAAGAAGCCGGAACTGCTTTGGGTGTGCCGAAGTGGTTATGCACGAAGGTGTTGGACTCCCTCATCATCCGTTCCTCCGGTGACAGTCGTGCCCTGAACACTCTCGAGGACACCTTCACCTCGAGCGCGGCAGGAAAAGAGCTCATGGAGAAATACCCTGAGATCCTTGTCGCGGCGCAGATGGAGGGCCATCCTCGGCATTATTCTCAGCATGCCGCAGGGATCGTGGTCACTGCCGAGCCTGTCACGGAATATGTTGCGGTGGATGCGCGGACAGGCGCAACCCAATGCGACAAAAAAGATGCGGAGGACTTGAACCTGCTGAAGATCGATGCGCTTGGGTTGACCCAGCTTTCGGTGTTCGAGGACTCATTGCTGATGGCTGGAAAAGATATCCACTTCCTTGAGACAGTTCCGTTGGATGACAAGGCCTCGTTCGAAATCATCAACACGAAGCAGTTCTCCGGCATTTTCCAGTTCAATGGCCCAGCTCTGCAATCGATTTGCAATCAAATCAAAATCGAGGACATTGAGGACATCATCTCCGTCACCTCGTTGGCGCGTCCTGGACCAATGGCTTCGGGCGGGACGAATGAATGGACGAAGCGCAAGAACGGCAAAGCGGTGGAATATCCCCATCCAACGTTTGAGCCTTATTTGAAGTCGACGCTCGGGATGGTGGCTTATCAAGAGCAGGTGATGCAAATCTGTCGTGAGATTGGAGACATGTCATGGGAAGATGTCTCCACTCTCCGCAAAGCAATGAGCAAATCCCTCGGCAAGGAGTTCTTTGATCAATACGGCAACAAGTTCAAAGCGGGTGCCGCGAAGCGCGGAATGAGCGGCCCAATGCTCGACCGGATTTGGGATGACCTGTGCGCTTATGGAGCGATGTGTTTCAATCGCTCGCATGCGGTGGCCTACGGCATCATCTCATATTGGTGCGCATACATGAAGGCGCACTTTCCGCTGCAGTTTGCGGCGGCGACCTTGACCCATGAGCCGGATCCGGAAAAGCAAATCAAGATCCTGCGCGAGATGCATGCGGAAGGAATTGCGTACGTCCCCGTCGACAAAGACCTCTCGATTGACAAGTGGACGGTCGGGTTCGTGGACGGGAAGCAAGCCCTCATCGGCCCTGTGCAAAACGTGAAAGGCATCGGCCCGAAGCTCGTTCAGCAGATCATGTCATCAAGGGCAAGAGGGGAGCCGCTTCCTGCGAGGGCCGAAAAGCTGTTGCTCAACCCCAAGACGGAAATCGAAAGCCTCTGGCCAATTCAGGATGCGTTCAAGCGGATCATGCCAGATCCTTCCGAGAAAAATATTCACACCCCTTCAACAAAAGTCATCGACGTGGTGACGAAGGGATTCGATTACGAAGTGCTGGTTTTTGTCACACCGCAACAAATCAAACCTCGCGACGAGAATGAAGCTGTGAACGTTGCCAAGCGAGGCTACGAAGTCAAAGGCCAAACCCAATCGTTGAATTTGACGCTTGGGGACGACACCGACCGCATTTTTGGAAAAATCGATCGATTTGAATTTGAACGACTCGGTCAGGAGATTGTTGACCGTGGTCGTCCAGGAAAAGCACTTTATGCAATAAAAGGTCGCGTGCCTCCGGACTTCCGGATGATCCGCGTATCGCAAATACGTTTTATTGGATTCATGGACGAAGAAACAACCACAGAGGAAATCAGTAATGAAGATTAAGTCACTCTACGAAATTCCAGCCGTTGCCGCCTACCTGAAACGGATCGGAGCAGAGCCTCGCTCTTTGCGAGCAGCAGTCGTGCGGGAAAACAAAGGCGCATATTGGGAAGACATTGCGGTCATCTCGATTGAGTCAACAGGAGCCGTGAAAGCTCCCGCGAATTACGCCCCGACCGAAAAAGAAAAGCTCGCCATTGAAGTCGATTGCCAAAGCGTCCAGTGGCCCCAGATGCGGATGCTGAAAACGCTGGTGGATATGCCGAGCGAGTTGAAAGAGATCCCTGCGGAAAATCGTTTTGAGTTTCGGAACAAAAACAACGAAATCATCATGCTTCAAACTCGGGTCGATCTCGGCGGCGGAGAAAAACGCTACGTCCCGTGGACATATTGGGACGACGGCCAATGGCGCAAGATGGAACCCGAAGGGCCGTTGCCGATTTGGGGAACGGACATGATTGGGGATTTCACGACTGTGTTCATTCATGAAGGCGCGAAAGCTGCTCGGGCGATGAGCCGAATGGTCCATGGGAATTCGCCAGCGGACAAGAAAAAGCTCGCGGCGCACCCTTGGGGTGATGAATTGACCGCAGCAGCGCATCTCGGGTGGATTGGAGGGGCTTTGAGCCCATCGCGCACGGATTGGTCCATTCTGCAAAAGATCGGCGTGAAACGGGCTTATATTGTTTCCGACAATGATGCTCCAGGACTGTCGGCAGTTCCCGCGATTGCTTATCACCTCCGCATCCCAACGTTTCATGTTCAGTTCACAAGTGAGTGGCCCCAAGGGTTCGACCTCGCGGATGAGTTCCCTCGGTCAATGTTCCGTCAGGTCGAAGGTCGGGAATATTACACTGGCCCCTCCTTCCGCAGCTGCCTCCATCCCGCAACATGGGCCACAGATCAAATCCCAAACCCAAAAGGCAAACCAACGACCGTCCTCCGCAAGAACTTCAAGGAAATGTGGACATATGTCGAAGAAGCTGACATTTTTGTCTGCACGGAAATGCCGGAAATCATCCGTGCCGAAAACATCATGAACAAGATGCTCTCGGCGTTCTCGAATACCAACTCAACGTCTCAGCTCATCGTGAAGGCATACAACGGTCGTTCCGCAAAGCTCTGCTACCGTCCGGACATCAAAGGTAAGGTCGTGACCGACAACACAACCTCCGCCATCAACCTCCACACCCCAACCCACGTGAAAAGCAAACCAGGATCCGCCGAGCCGTTCCTTGAGTTCATGCAATACATGTTTCCGAACGAGAGCGAACTGAAAGAGGCATTGCGGTGGTGCGCAACGTTGATCGCGCGGCTCGACGTGAGAATGGAGTATGGGTTGTTGCTGGTGAGCGAGCGTCAAGGTGTCGGCAAGACAACGCTTGGCTCGTCGATCCTTGGGCCGTTGGTGGGGATGCAAAACGTTGGGTTTCCGACCGAGAACCAAATCGTCCAGTCCGAGTTCAACGGATGGCTCGCGAACAAGCGGCTCATCGTGATCAATGAGATTTATTCCGGTCACTCATGGAAAGCCTACAACAAGCTGAAATCCGCCATCACCGACCGTGAGGTCGAAGTGAACGAGAAATATCAGCGTCCCTACGTCATTGAGAATTGGTGTCATGTTTTCGCTTGTTCGAATTCGATGCGTGCGCTGAAAATTGAGGAGGACGATCGGCGTTGGTTTTATCCCGAAGTCACCGAGGAAAAATGGTCGCGGGTCAAGTTCGAAAGTTTCCACAACTGGCTCAAGAGCGGTGGCCTGAACATCATCAAGCAATGGGCCGAGAGCTACGGGGATTATGTCATGAAGGGCCAACCTGCTCCCATGACCGAACGCAAGAAGGAGCTGATCGTTGCCTCGCGCACGGAAGGTCAACAAGAAGCCGCCATCCTTGCCGAGGCGTTGAACCGTCATCCGGATCCAGTTGTGCTGGCGATGAAAGACATCGTCGAGTGGGTGAGGTCGTCCATTCAGGGCAGAATGTACGACACGGACCTGGAAATCCGGAAAGCAATGCGCGAGGTTGGCGCATTTTGGTACGAGGACAGGTTCCTCATCGGAGGACGTGTTCAGCTTGCTGCGATGAATGATAAGATGTTCAATGTCCTGAAGTCAAATCATAAAATTCGCATGACAAAAAACGTCATCGGCCTCGTGAAGTCCGATGACGATCCTGAAGAAGTTGGGTTGCGGAAGATGGCACTCAATGAAGAAATGCGGAAAGCGGCGAAGAAGCCGAATGACATAACCAACTCGAGCATGTGAGGAGAGCGAAATGAAAAGTGTTGTTTATATGAACGTGAGAGACGATGCCAAACCCTACAAACAAATCATGAACATGATGGAGGAGTGTCTGAAAGAGGGAGGGTTCGCCGAGATGAGCCATCGCGTCGAGATGATCCCAAAAGAGCACCGTTGGTCAAGAGGCAAACCGAAGACGGTCAATGTTTTCGATTTGAAATTGGTTTGGGATAGCGAAAATGAATCTGTGGGAAATTGAACCTGCGTACTTTTTCATGGTGGGCCCAATTTATGGGCTCATCGTGATCTCCTTTTTATGGTCAGTTTGGAAAGACAGAAGATGATCCGTGCAATCATTCACTACCAAGGCAAACCGCTTGCATTGGTTCAGTTCAAAGTTGGCGAAAAACCAAATCGATTTGACAATTTTTTATCAATTTTCCGCAAAATACCCCGTAGGCCGAGGCTGAAAACCCCAATTTTCGTCAAATAGCGTGCAATAAAATGCAGCGAAAACAGCGGTTTATAAAAAAGATTGAAAATAAATAATAAAAATGATAAAAAAGAGTTTTCTTTTGTAACATGATCAGGCATACTCTCTCTATCGGGGCACGGTGCCTCGCCCTAACGGAGACTGAAAATGACGAAGATCGCAGATCGTTACGCTGAAATCAAGATGAACATCGAAAAGCTCGAAGCCGAGCTCAATGTGTTGAAAGCTGAGATCAAGGCCACTGGCCAGGATGCCATTGAAGGCGATTACTTCCGAGTTACCGTCTCCCTTGGAGAGCGCAAGACTCTTTCCAAGGAACTCCTTGCGGCTCATGTCGCACCGGAAGTTATCTCGGCTTGCGAAAAAGCAACGATGTTCGAACAAATTCGCTACAAAGCTCTCGTTTAACCCAACCCCAATAGGAGACTACAATGAAAACTTTTTCCGCAAATTTCGCAGGTCGTGACTTCGGTATCGTCAAGGCCTATTCCTCCCGCACCGCTGCCAGCCAATACGGCAACGGTAGCACCATCTTCTCCGACGAGGACGACCTCCTCAATGCGACAGGCCTGACGTTGGCCCAGATGGTCGTGTTTTATAACCACCACAATTCGACCCAGCCTGTGAAGAAATTTTCAGATCGTCAAACTGCCTGCAAACGCATCTTCAACCTCGCTCAAGCCAAAGCTGTCGCGGTTGAGGTGCTTGTTGAAGCCCCTGTCGCAACCACGGTGAATGAAACCATGAACGAACTCAGAACGTTGAAAGCTGCTGCTCCGAAAAAGACCAAGTCTGCTTTCCCTCCTGCAATGAAGATTTTCCCTGCCAAGGGATTGACGGAGAACCCTCGGCGTGAAGGTGGCTTCGGTTACAAGGCGATGGATTTAGTGCTTCGCAATCCTGGCATCACCTACGAGGAATATGTCGTTTGCGGTGGCCGCAAGCAGGACCTCGCATGGGACCTCGCGAAGGGCAACGTAACTCTCGAATTCCCAACCAACTGATTTCAACAGGGCAGGGCCATCCCCTGCCCCTCAAAAAAGGACAAAGACAATGGCACATGAAATTGAAACAATGGCATTCGCGAACGCAGTTCCTTGGCATGGTCTCGGCAATCGCGTCGACCCGACCGTCTCCGTGGACGACATGCTCGTCGCGGCAGGGCTGGATTGGGAAGTCAAGCTCCGTCCGCTCTACGCAACCATGGAAGATGGCACTCAGGTCAAGGTTCCGCTCCGTCGCGCCCTCGTCCGTTCCTCCGACAACAAGGTCATGTCGGTCACTGGCGACATGTGGAAGCCGTTCCAAAACAAGGACGCTCTCGAGTTCTTCCGTGAATACACCGAAGCTGGTGGCGCAAAGCTCGAAACGGCAGGTTCGCTCCGTGGGGGCAAAATGGTTTGGGCTCTGGCCTCCGTTCAGGAAGGTTTCACCGTGAACCGTGATGACCACTCCAAGGGTTACATCCTGCTGACCTCGCCGCATGAAGTCGGCAGAGCAATCACCGTCCGCACGACCCTCGTTCGGGTGGTTTGCGCCAACACCATGGCGATGGCGATCAACAGCTCGTCCGCTCAGTACTCCCAGAACCACCTGAGCAAGTTCGATACCTCCGCCGCCAAGGACACCATCGGTCTGGCTCGTGAGCAGATCATCCAAGCTGGCCTCGACGCCGAGGTCCTGAGCAAGATGAAAATGTCTCAGTTCGACACCGTTCGCTTCCTGAGCAAGTTTTTCCAGCCAATGCCGGAAACCATCGTCAGCCAAAACGACCAGCAACAATGGGTCGACACGCTGATCAATGACAAGGGCGCAATCGACAAGAAGCTCGAAGCTGTGCTTTGGTCAGTTGACAAGGCTCCAGGAGCCGTCCCAGGAACCGCTTGGGGCGTCCTCAACGGCATCACTCACTGGGCTGACCACAACGCTGGCCACAAAGCTGAAGCTCGCCTCTACAACGCTTGGTTCGGCGACAAGGCAAAGCTGAAGTTGGACGTTCGGGATGAGCTCCTGCAGCTCGCCGCCTGACCCCTCAAAACCACGAAAGACGGAAAAGGTAATGATTTCAGTGTTACCGTTTCCGTTTTATCCTTTGTTTCCTCTGTTGTGACTCTATTAAGAGAGAGAGATAAAAAGAGGGGAAGGGGTGAAACAAGGATAAAAACGGAAACGGAAACTGGAGAACAGAAGGGGAACGGAAAATGGACATTAAAATCGAAGGCAATCGGGTGAAGACAGTTTCGGTTTACGATGTGCGGATGATCCGTGCACTGCCGAAGTTGGAGGGGATGAAACGTTGGGTGAACAGCAAACAGTTCACGTTTGAAAACACGCCTTACAACCTTGAGGTTTGGTCGCAAACGTTTCCGCACTCGAAGGTTGAAACCGGAACCCTCGTGGAAGCACCTGCAGGGGTCGCAGAGGCGAATAGTGCGTTCGATGAAGGGCGACCTGCCTTCACCTACAAAACGCCGCCTAGAGCCCACCAGGAACGCGCCTTGGAGAAAATGGCACACAAATCCAAGTTTGGTTTGTTCATGGACATCGGGACAGGCAAAAGCTGGACGGGAATTGCCATGATGGGCAAGCGTTGGTGTGCCAAAAAGTCAGATTACGTGTTGTTGGTCGCCAAGAACGGTGTTCACACCCAATGGGTGACGGAGCAGCTTCCGAAGCACATGTCGGAGGTTGTGCCTTGGAAGGCTTGGGTTTGGGGCAAAACGAAAAAGGCTGAAGCGGAATTCGAGCAGATGATGAAGTTCGACGGCCTCAAAATTTTCGCAATCAATATTGATGCGCTGATCACGGTTGCGGCAGAGCAGAAGATCATGCGGTTTTTGAAAGCAGCGAGCGGCCACGCGACAATGATTGTTGATGAGTCTCAGGATATCAAAAACATTTCTGCCATGCGCACCAAGGCCGCAATCAAATATGGCAATTTGTGCAAGTACCGCATGATCATGACAGGAACCCCGATTGCGAAAAACCTCGTGGATGCGTTCAGCCAGTTCAAGTTCCTTGATGAGAACATTTTTGGTCACCGCTACGTGACGACTTTCCGTTCGAGGTATTGCCAGTTGCGCGATAATGGGTTCGGCCTCGAAATCATTGGTCACAAAAACGTCGAGGAGTTCTACCGCAAAATCGATCCCCACATTTTCCGGATCAATGCCGACGAAGTTCTCGATTTGCCACCGAAGGTTTATGTCACGCAACCGTTCGTTTTGTCGGATGAACAAAAACGGCTGATGAAAGATCTGCGCCAAAACTTCATGGCCTCGGTCGGTTCCGGCGCGAAAATCTCCGTGCCGAACGCCGCCGCTCTCGTGACGAGGATGCAGCAAATCTCCTGCGGGTTTGCGGTGGATGAGGAAGGGCATGTGCGCGAGCTCCCGAACCCAAGGATGGAGGAGTTGGTGAATGTGCTGGAACAGCGCGAGGGAAAGGCCATCATCTGGTGCAGGTTCAACGAGGACATTCGTCGGGTGATGAAAAAGCTCGGCGACAAAACGGTCGATTATTACGGTGAAACGAGTCCCAAGGCTCGCCAGCAAAACCTCGACCTGTTTTTGAATGCGAACTCATCGGTGCGATACCTCGTTGCCTCTCCCGAGGCTGCGGGAACGGGTTTGAACCTTCAGGGCATTTGCCGGACGAATGTTTATTATTCGAACAGTTTCAATTCCCTCGCTCGGTGGCAGTCAGAGGGAAGGACGTGGCGCGATGGCACGACAGGTTCGGTGGTTTATATTGACCTCGTGGCGAAGGGTTCTCCGGACTCGAGGATTTTGCAGAACCTGAAAGATAAAAAGTCAATTTCCGACCTTGCGTTGGATGAATACCGCAAGCTGATTGCAATGGAGGACAACGATGAGATTTTCTAAAAGAGAGCAAATAATTTTGGATTTTATGATGGCATCACCAACAACGGAATTCCCGCTCGATGACTTGACAGAATATGTCACCAAACGAATGAACAAAGAACCAAAGAATTTTCGACAATCCTTGCTTGTTTCAATTCACAAACTGAAAAGCAAACTGTCGGTTTACGGAATCGATCTGGTGAATGTTTCACCGCTCGGTCGTGGGAACAAAGCGACTTATAAAATAAGTGCTCGAATTGCCACGTTGGTATATTAATTCAAAAAACAGAGGAGCTAAAATGGAAAATCTATCAACACTTGCAAAAACGAAACAATGGGTAAGATCACTTCCGATCGGCTTGAGCATGAACCTTCATACGCTCATCGCTCAATTTCCCAATGAGCCAGAGGGAAATCTTTCTGCTGCTCTTTCACATTTGAAATCGGATGGCTGCTTGCTTTTGAACCCAGTCAAAATCCTGTCGTCAAAATCTCCGAACGCCTCGCAAAGTTGGGTTCATAACTACACCCTGATCTCTTTTCCGGATCAAATCAACGTCCGGCAAAAGCCAGTCGTCAAGTCGGAGCCAGAGCCTGTGAAATCTCAAAAACAGTTCCGGAAAGCATTTGCGTGCAATCCGAGCGACAGGTTCGATCTCCCGAAACTGCATTCCCTTGCGGATGACACAGTTTACCTCTGCGATGCACCTGTCAGGGATTGGATGAGCGTTGAAGAGCGCAAAATTCGTTACGAGTGGCAGATGGCGAAAAGGCTGAAAGATTTTGATCCAGAAACAGACATCATTGTTGTTTTCGGGGATACGATCGTTTTCGGCATGACGCTTTTCTACCTCGGGGAATTTTACGACAAAATTAACGTCGCTCGTTGGTCAAGCAAAGCAAATGATTATATCATTCACGCGCTCGACCAATCGTTTTTTGAATAAATAAAAAAGGGCCGGAGAGTTTGCGCTCAATCCGGCCCAGTTATCAGGCTTCAGTGGGAGGTTCTGAAACCTGATTTTCCTGTTTCAATGTAGCTTTTTCAACTTGAGGTGTTGCCTGTTTCCGGATTTCTGTCACCAAATCAGCAACGTCTGCATAAGCCCCCCTTGCGAGATGCGCAAGAATATTGTTCACCTGCGCAACCGTCAACGTCAAATCAATTTCAACTTTATCCATGATATCCCCTCAGATATGTTTATTGGCGACAGCCAATGCTTTTGCCACAGTCGCATCGTCAAGGTTCAGCAATGACGATGTGTCCTGACTTTGCTCTTTTTTTATTTTGTCGGCAAGGGCCATCAGTGCGGATGCATTTTTTCTTGGGTCTTTCACCATGGTGCGTCCGCCAGTCGCTCTGCCTTCGCGCTCTTGTTGAGCATCATATTCTTCAACGCCGCTTTCCGCCGCAGTGATGCGTTTCCATGTTGCCTCGGCGAGGGCTTGAGCCTCCGGCACGTCTTTTATCAATTTTGCCAATTGCTCTGTCACAGCAGGGTTTGTTGATGTGAACATTGGAATCATTCGGTCCGCCATTGCTTTCAATCTCGCCTGAGATATTTTCTTCCCAGCATATGTTCCGACAGCAGCCATTGCTCCTGGAACCATCAGCTCAGGTTTGAAAAAAGAAAGCTGGAAAACATCGCCCAAAGCATCATTCACGATTGACCCGATCCCTGCCAACGCAGCAATCCCAGCAGCAGCCGGACCTGCTTTTTGCATTGCTGTTGGAGCACGTTGGATCGGAGCTGTCATCTCTTTGGCTTTGTTTCGCAAACCTTCCGCCAAAAGATTGCTTGACAATGCGTCAAATTTTTCATCTCCCAAAAACAATCGGCCTGTGTCTTTAAAATTTTGATCTTTTTGAAGTCGGGTTACGATGCCGTCCAATTTTCCGGATTGAATATCATCATTCAGCCCACTCAACCAACCTTGACGAATGCCTTCTTGCTCTATTTTTGGAGCAGAGCGAAATGCGTTTGCGGCTTGAGTTCGGTTGATCAGGTTTTTGCTGTCTTTATAAGCATTGTAACCCGCCATCGGAGACTCCGCCGCTCCAAATGCTTCCGAGGCAAAAGACCTTGCCGCACCATATTCCGGAACAATTGGATCGAGACCTTTCAGCAAACTGTCTTTTATTCTCATTGCATCGGCGAGGTCCGCATCGCTTCCATCGCGAATTGACTTCGAAATGGTTTGATCAACTCTACGTTTTACCAAATCCCAAAATGGAAGATTTCCGGCAACTTCTTGACCTGTATTCGGATCGAAATACGGAACTTTTACGTAGTCTGGGTCGCTGATTGATTTACCAACGTTTCGATTTGCCGCAGTTGTTGCTGCTTCATCGAAAGCCGTTTTGAACGCAGGAGCTGCAATCAACGTCGAATCAAAGCTCGACGCAGGAATATTTTGCGCCGCTGGACTGCTTCGCGCAAGATTGTAAACACGGTCAATCTCGCCTTTATTTTCAGCCGCAATTCTTGCTGAAATATCAACAGGATTCAAACTTGGTTTGAAAGTTGTTGCAGGAGATGGGCCGAAGCTCGGCGAAATTTTTGCCCCTTGAGGAGTTTCAATCAACCCTTCCATCATTCCTTGAATTCTCGACTGAGAGTCAACGAAAGGCTGTGGTTCCGCAATTGTTGCGATCCTTCGATTGTATTCTCCGACAGCTCCGCTTCGGTCGGAAATTCCTGCAAATTCTTCAAGAGCTTTTCTTGTTCCTGGGTCTGCGACGTCTGCGAACGAGATTGGAACACCTGATTTTTGAGCAGCGATAATCTGCTCGGGAGTGTATTTAATTTTCCCTTGATCGTAAGCCTCTCTCAAAATCGAAGCGAGCTGATCTGCGCCACGAGTTTCTGCACCTCTGAGAAATTTCCCAGCCGCATTTGTTGCACCCATTCCTGCCAATTCTAATGCAGCTTTCGCATAAGGCGTCTCCGGAGCATCGGGCCTTGCCGAAGCATAACTTTCCCCAAGTGCTCCTCCTGCCAAACCTTCCACAGCCCTTCTGCCTGTGCCGGAAAATCCTCCGATCGGAGAAGCAACCGTCCCCGCAAAACCCGCAATTCGGCCAGCCGCTTCCCCTTCCGGTGTTTCCGGCTTACGGGTCAAGAACTCGCCAACCGGATATCCCCCAATCGTCATCGGCTTCATGCCTTCGCGAATATCTTCAGAAGTCGGATATCTCGCTGGCTGTTCAAGCCTTTTGGAGGTTCGAGCAAGCTCTTGCTCTCTCGGAGAGAGACGATCCATCATTTTTTTAGATTCAGTTTCGTATTTCTCTTGCATTGTTTCAATAGGATTTGGCTGCCCTGTCACATAACCATAAACCTTCCCTGCTTGCCGAGCGAGAAATGGTCCGACCTCTGGCGCAATTTTTTGCACGTCGCCCAAAAACCCAAGCGTCGACGCACCCATTTCTCTCGGGAATGCAGATGCTGCAGAAAGCCCAATGTCTCGAAAATTCGGAGGAGGTGTTGGAGTGAACCCTTCGTCCTTCATCAAAGGAGCCGTCGAAACAAAAGACGGAATTTTGGGTTGCTCTCCGCCTTTCAATCCGTGTTTCGGACGATCGAACCCAAGGCTTTCCGGCAAAACAAATTCATCAACCATTTCACTCTCCCTTGATGCCGAAGTATTTCAAAATGCCTTTTCCGAATTCAGCTTCGATCTGCTGGCGAACTTCAGGACTCAGCGTATCTCCGTATCTCATAATAAGGCTCATATAATTCATTGGCCGTCCGCTCTCAGGGTCATTAATTGGGGTCGGGTTGCCTCGAGCGTCTTTAACTTCAGGATTCGTAACCACCGTATTAAACATTTCTTCCATTGCTCTACGGTCGGCGAGATATTTTTCATCCGTGTTTTTAGCAAATTGATCTGCCCAGTTCACTCCAGGAAGATCAGGGATTCGATCTGCCATCGCTACGCTTCCTGCAAGTGCAGGGTTTGCTGCAGCCTCGTCTCGAATGGCTTGATAATAATCGGCCAGATCATTTTGCCTTTGCGTATCAACCAACACATCGGCAAGGTTTTTACCAATTGCTTCTGTCGATTGGTTCATTTGAGGAAGCATTTTGCGAGTTGAATTAACTGCGTCCGAAGCAGCATATTGTCCCTTACCTCTCAATTCATCTGCAAGTCTTTCAATGTTTTTATCAATCGAACCAACGGTTTTTATGTCTGCTTCGTTAACAAATGGGTCTGTTCCCAATGTTGCAGCGATTGAATTCAAACTTTCAGCAATTTTCCTTGAATATGGATTGAGAACTCCAGGAGTCAAAAGAGAAGCTTCTCTTGGAAGGGAGGCAAACTCTCCGGCCAAAGTTCGCAAAATTGGTTGAATTTGCAAATTGGCTGCTTGAATTGCTTTCGCATCTTCAAACCTTTTCGGAGCACTCGCGAGAGAAGCTGTCGTTTGACCAGTTATTGTTTCTTGAACAGATTTGTCGATGAGAGATCTGTCTGTTTCACTAAGCATTGAACCTGTCTTCATTGCCGGAGGAGTTTCTGCTGAAGGAGTTTCTGCCGCCGCCAAACCACTGCCCGATGCAGGAGCAAGCTCCGTTTTTACAATGTCCGAAGTTGGTGGCTTTTCTTGAACGATGTCCGTTCTGTCTGGGCCAGCTGAAGGAACCAATCCCGTTGGGGGTTTAGCATCCATTGTTTTTTCAGTTGTTGCGCCGAGCCCCGCCGATTGGCCATATACGCCTTTATCTTCTCCTGGTTTGAAAGGAGCGATTTGATAAGCGTCTGGGTTCGAGCGATAAACACCAAGCGGAATTAATTGGTATCCTTTCGGCGTCAGGATCCGCATCATTGGCCCTGCGCCTGTTTCAACAACAGCAGAGTTGACATTCGCCGCTTCAGTCAATGCAGTCTCAGCTTCCGTCCTTCCGATGTCAGCACGTGTTTTCTGCTGCCCCATATAAGCCGCCGCGCCACCCGCAAGTCCTTCTCCCAAAGCAGGAAGCAAATATGGGCTCCGAGATGAAAGCATTGATCCGAGACCTGCAAGTGCCGGAACAACGTATTTCTCTTGCAGAAGGTCTTCCATAAATCCCTTGTTGGATTTTTCTCCAGGAACATTGAAATCTCCAGCCGTGACTGCTTTTTCCGCCGGAAGATCCGCACGAGCTTCTCTAGGCTCCGTTGGACGGCCTAATGCTTCGTTGAATTTCTGCACATACTGTGAATTTGTTGTGCCGAGAATGTCCGCAACATTTCCTGCCTCGGAGCGTGGCTTGCCTGTGAACCAAACAGACGCTGCATCTTCTGGGGTGCCATATTTATTCAATGCTTTCCCAAAATGATGCCGCGCAACTTTTTCTTGCGCATCTGTGTTGGCGAGATATTCGTCAGGCGTCATTTTTTGACCCAACGCCTCTTCCGTCCATGAAGGAATATTGGCCCCCATGACTTGATATTTTCCGTAAGCTCGGTCGCCTGTTTTTGTCAATGGACCAAGAGCCGCATACGGATTTTTCTGTCCGCCGCTTTCAGTTTTCGCAATCGCTCCCAAATAACGACCCAGCTCATCTTCTGGCGCACCGCCTTCTTGATATTCAGCACGTCCGCCGTTCTTCATGAACCCAGAAGCGAGTTTCGCCATGTCCATGATGGCTTTCATTGTTGGATCCTGCATGGCTCCAGGAAGATGCTTTTGCTCAGGCATTTTGAATTTGGAGGATTCATCCGGAATGTCGAGCTTTTTCGGATCTTCATCCATGTCGTAAGGCATACCTCCCGAAGCATACCCAACGAGTCCGCCACGAGCCTCTGTCTCTGGCTTTTTCGTTTCTTCATCTTTTGGCAGTCTCGATTTAATCGACTCCAAAATTTGACGCGCAAGGCCGCTCTCGCCAGTTTTCTCGTTGGTTGAAAACATCTTCGAAATAGTTTCGCCAGTGTTCGCCGCATTCATCGCTTGCGACATTCCGCTTTCCAATGGCGCAGGAGGAGGGGAGCCAACCATGAGTCTTCCGACAGGCAAGCTCGCCTCCGGAACACGACCGTGCTTTCCGACGCCTCCGGACAACCCGCGAGCGGTCGGAACATGGCTGCGTTCACCGCCGTCGAAGAACCCTTGCTGACGGGCGATGATGTTTTGAATGGAGTATGGATCGTAAGGATCGTAAGCTCCGCCTCCTGCAGCGAACCCTTGGCCCATGCTCTGCAGCCCGACCGCTCCGCCCTCGGAAGCCATGCCGCCATCCTCGAAGTGCCCACGCTTGGCAGCATCTTTTGTTGCGGCATCGTAGTCAACAGTTTTGTAGCCCTTCGCCAAACCAACCGCTTCAGGATGATGCTTCTCGACGTTCTGAGCGGACAAGCCAATCTGTTTCGGGCCGTCCTCGCCTTTGTAACGGAACTTGATGATGTCCTGACCGTCGAACGTTTTGCCGATCTTTTCAATGTCATCTTTGAGACGCTCATCCGAGAAAAACGGCATAGGCTGAGTCGTGGTTGTGCTTGAGCCGGACAACGCGCCTGTGCCCATTGCGATGTTCGCAAGGAACTGAGCGACTTGATATGGGTATGCCTGTTCCTGCAGGAACTGATTGTACTGGGCGGTTTTTCCAGCCTGTTCGGTTTGCTGGCCAAGGGTTCCCGCGCCGATCTGCGCCTGAGCTCCCTGCAGCCCTGCTTGCTGTCCTGCAAGGGCTGTCTGGCCACGCTGGCCGAGGCCTGTCATATAATTCTGCGCAGCGTTCTGAAACCCTTGCGATTGCATGCCACCGATCGTTTGACCCAAAGCAAGGTTCTGCTGATTGATGAGGTTGCCCAGACCAATGTTGGATCGGTCGCCACCGAACGCGCCTTGGCCGATCGCGGAGCCCTTCATTTGAGCTTGCTGTTGACCCGCAACATTTTGCATTTGAGCAGTGGTCGCGCCAACAGCACTTTGAAGGTAGGGATTCATGTAGCCCTGAACGCCCTGCGAGAAACCTTCGGGAGTGTAGCCTTGCTGCACCTGATTCAAAACAGGTTGCGCAGCATTGGCATACTGGTTCATCCCAGCCTGACCTGTTCTTTGCTGTTCATTCAAAGGCGCAACAAAAGCTTCCGGCGTTGTGCCATATTGCTGAAAAGGTTTCGTAGCAACGCCCTCGGCACGAGTGTTCACAGCATTGTAACGCGCCAAAACTTCTGGAGGGATCGTAGTCGCTGAACTTGTGGTTCCGGTTTTCCCGCCCATTTTAATGCTCCGTCGCGTTTTCAGGTTGAGCTTCGTCTGCCCATTCACCTGTTTTCTTGCCATAAATCCAATAAGCACCCGACTGTGGGCCAAATTGCCGTTCGTAAAGTCGAACCTTGCCCTCGGCCCTCTGCGAACTCAAAATCCCGATCACCAATGGAAGCTGCAAAACTTCCGCCGCCTGTTTCGCGAATTCGCAAAGTTTCCTTGCCCGACCGCCTTTTGCACTTCTGTAATCAGGATGAACGAAAATCGCACGTTCGACAATCGTTAAATCATCTGAATACCACAAAGATTCAGTCCTCAGCAAAATTGCCGCCTCGAATTGCTCTCCGGCTTTGCCAATGATCCCGACAATGCCATGCTCCCTCGTCAGCCCAGCCCAAAGCTCTCCCAGCAATTTCATTGGGTTCGGGTTTGTCAAACCATTTTCTTCGCACGCTGCCAAAGCGAGCTTCATCATGCCGTCAATGTCTTCGGGTGTTCCGACGCGAACGTTCAATTCGTTGTCCATGATCAATCTTTCTTTGGCCCAGGAAGTTTTTTCAGCGTGTGGATCGTTTTTTGGCGGTAGCTTTTGACGAACTCATCCAAACTGGCATGACCGTGATCCATGTCGCCGCCGCCAAGTTTGAGAACATCTTTCGGAGAAATGACATACTCTCCTCCTGCTGCTACGATCTCAACAGGGGCCGCTCCACCCGCCGCCCTCGCACCGTAGGGTTTGCCCTCGGAGTAGGGTTGCTCGGCAGAGTCGTATGGTTGCTTTTCATTTACCATGTAGGGCTGAGAGGAGAACATTTTTCTGGCGACTTTGAAACCAGCCATAGTGTTGCCTTCGCCCATGGCCGAAATGATGTCGGCAGGGATGACGTACGACCCTGAAGCAACGTTCATCGGCAGGTGATCCGTGCGTCCGGCGACCGGAGAATGAATTGGGCCTTCATGCACTTTACTCATCATAAACTTCGGATCGGATTTTGTGTATGACATATCGCCTTTGTCGTATGACATGTCGGCAAACGGCCCACCCTCCGCTTTCGCTGGACGAACTGTTTTTGCGGCAGCTTTGAACGCGCCAGCGGTCGGTGCGCCTTTCGCGTTCGGCTTCCGCATGCGCTCTTTCGAGCCACGAGCGATGCGCTCGCGCTTGGCGTGAATGTTGGCATACAACCCACCGCCATTCGCCTTTGTGTTCCGAGCAGTGTTCAACGCCGCCGCAATGGCTTGGTCCTGCGAACGGCCAGAACGCATCATCTCCGAGATATTGGAGCTGACTGTTTTTTGGGAAGAGCCTTTTTTCAACGGCATAACGACCTCACGTATAAGTGACAGAAACGATCTGTCCTGTTCCAGTGGTGATGACAAGGCCGTCTGCAAACGGGACTTGAACTTGAAACACGCCAACTGTGTTGGGGACGATGTAAATCCGCAAACCTGTCAGCGAGTTGGTGTTGGAGGAATCGTAGACAGTTCCGGTTGTTGTTCCCGCTACAATAACAGAAACGTTGGCAAACCAACCGCTACCAACTTTGACTTGTCGGGTCGTTGCCGCCGCAATTTCTTTTGTGTTGTTTGTTCCGGCGAACTTGGCCAATGCGCTTGGATATTCGCCAATTGCAATGACGCCGTTTTTCTGAGTGGTGAGGATGTCGTCAAGACTTGCCATCAGAATTTCCCATCAAGTTGAGCACGGTAGCGCAGTGCGCCAATCCGGAAAAATGTATTGCTTAGAGCAACACCATTTGCGTTCGCTGTGGAGCATGAAATGCGCAATAGACGGTTTCGGATCCGAACGCTCAAATACTGCGTGGTTGAATTCATTTCGTATGGGCCATATTGAACAGGAGTATCTCCTGGATAATCCGCCCCATAAAACGTCAGATACATGGTTGCAGAAGTTGCGGAACCAGTCGATTGTTGCTCGGTCGTTTGCCATTTGAAATCAGGCCAGATTTGATCGATGAAGATCAAGTTGTCTGCATCGTTCAACTGCATGTAACCCGTTTCAAATGATGACACCATTGGCGAGTTGCCAGCGTTGTAACCAATTTCATGTTGCCAGATGTAGCCATCGCTGTCCGCGCCGAGCGGTGGCCCAAGGACGGATTGATCGCACCACGCAACACGATCCAATGTGCCGTAATCCCATGCTTGGGTGAGGGTGTTATATTTGACGTATGAGTCGTTATACGTTGAATTCGTTGATGGGTAATACCACATCACTTCGTCAAAAATAGAGTTTGTGCCACACTGGATCAGGTCGCTATAAGGGTAGCCGTTTGGGTCCAAACTGGTGTTCAAGTTTTGGAATACTTGATCCCAAACAGGACAGGCCATGTCTTGGGGGCCACCTTCGGCCAAAACGTTGAACCCTCCAGGAGACATCCAATATGTTGCTCTCCCAAGAATGCCAACTGCCTTTTGCGCAATCAATCCAACACCGTCCGCGAGCTTGTTGAACCCGAACACATTTGGGTAGCCAATGTATTGCATAGACCAAAGAGCAAGGTCGGTCCAAATCAAAGCCTGTTGTGAAGCCTGAATTCCGCCAACAATCTTGCTTCCTTCCGCGAGGCGGAAAGAACCAGCTTGGTTATTCGCCGAGGCTTGCCAAACGGTTGCGTCTCCGGCCTCCGACCACCGGATCAACAATGGATCCTGAATGCCTGTCACTGTTGAACCGTAAGCCACAACCTGTCGAGATGGCATCGCAATAAAATGCCCTGTGTTTGCCGTTGGAGCGGTCTCCAACAAAAACATTGTTGTTGTGTTGGAGGTTGGAGACCAATAGTAAATTTCACCGTTTTGAACATTCGCAGTGAGAATTTCACCAAAGTTGTTAATTGTCCAATTGGTTGTCGTCACTGTCGGAGCAGAAGGATAACCAATTTTAATTCCCGCCCCATACCCTCCTTCGCCATATCCGCCTGAACCATAACCCAAGGCGGCAAAAGATGATGGAATGTTATAATAATAAGTAAATTGCGCACTACCCAAATTCATTAAAAACGCAGTGCTACTTGTCGCGGCAGACGAAGCTGTTATCTGATACTGAGTAGAACTTATGTATGTCGTAAAATAATTGCCAAAAATTGTTACACCCGCAGAAGTCGTTGACGTGAGAAACGTCGCCGTGAAACCGTCCTGATATGGGTGATTGGCTTGAGTTACAACAATTGTTGAAAACCCTGAATCGGGGTCGAATTCCGGAAGCGTTGAAATGCTTGTTGTTGAAGTCGCGGCAATCCCGACATCAATCGTATAAACGTTAAAATACAAACTTGCGGTATAAGTTTGAATTGAATAAACTCCGCTCACGATCAAATTTGATATGCTGATTGGCGTTTTTATCCAAGAAGAAAACCCGTCTCTTAATTGGTTTGGGGTGTAAACCGTACCTGTCCCTGTCGTTGTCGTGTTGACAAGGGTGAGGGTACCGCTCGCAAAGGTCGTTGTCGAAATATTGAACGTTGTGGCGGTCAAAGGCTGTGCGTAATAAGTCGTGCCTTGCGTGACTCCCGTCGGGAGCGACGTGCCATAAAACACTAAACTTGTGTCGAGCGTTGGCGCAACGGCAGATGTGACCACGGTTGGCGACCCATTGGTGAATGAAACAGATTGAACGCCCAACCCAGTGTCGTAAATGGTGACAATTGATGATCCGCTCGTGGTCGAGGCAAGCGGAACAGTCACCGTATGGACGCCACTTCCGGCTGTGGTTGTTGCAATGCCAGTTCCGCCAACCGAGGTTGCTATTCCAAAAGTGTTCGCTGTTGGGGTTGGTGAGCTTGACGCAACGTAATAAACTGTTCCTACCACGAGCGGAGAAGGCAAAGTGCCTGTCGTGGAAAATACAATCGGCATCCCTGGTGGGTAGGAGCTTCCTGTTGCGGTCACGACTGCTGGAGTCGCGTTTGTTATTGTTACGGTGTATGTGCTTTTCGGAGAATTAGAAGTGGTTTTCTGAGGAGTGATAACGTTTTCGTTTCTGCTCACTTCATCAATAACCGAAATACTATCCTCTGCTCCAACAGCAAGAGCTGCATCTCCAACTAAATTTTGCCAAGGGTGAATGTCCATAATCGTGCCTGGAATTGGGCCTTGAGTCGCCCAATCAACCCAACCGCCCATTTTCTGCACAAGACCCATGCCGGATCTGTCCGGAACGAAACGAATAAGCTGAGACTCTGAAAAAGCTGCCTCGTTCAAGGCAGGTGTTTTGTAGGTATCAATACCAGGGATCAGCTTCATCGTTGCGTGAGGCATGGGAGGTTACCTCGTTGGCGAAGCGACAGGGGAGGGTGAGTAGGCTGTCCAAGCCGCCGCCTCAAACTTCTTGCGGTTTTCCTCAACCAATGCGCTTGCCTTGAGAGCTTGGTATTGACTTTCGTAACTTTGAGCCATTTGAGGGTCGTCGGACTGTCGGCCAAAGTTGCGCTGATAAGCAGAGATATAAATCATCGAAGCCATGATGAACAAATCTGGCAGATAAACGCTGATGAACGTTGTGGTGTTTGCGGCAGACAAAGGAGTCGATCGAACTGTTCCGGTCAACCGAACTGAGTATGTTGAGTTTGGCGTTGGCCCAACAATTATGTTCTGCGAAGTCAAACCCGTCGTTGCGCTGTCGCCGCCATAAACAGCAAAGTATTTTGGCAAACCTGTCGTCGAGCCGCCGCCATAAACGTTTTGAATATATTCTTTCCCGATCGCCAAAAGCGGAGTTGAGTTTCCTGTCCCGTCAATAACCTCAAACGTCTGCAAAGAAACAAACGACGATGTTGGGATCGTCAATGTGTTGTTGCTCGTTGAAAACGAATAAGACGAATTGCTGATCTGCGTCGAAAGAAAATCCAAATCGCGTTGCATTCGCAACTCGGCGTAATCAATCATTGATGGGACAATGGTGAGGTAATTCACGTCGGTTGACTGCACGACCGCCATTGTGGCAATCTGTTCAACGTAGGTTGCGTATGTTAATCCGACCATGTCACCCTACCATTGAAGTCGATGCCGATTTAACTTCTGCAACTCTCCGGCCCCACCCCTTGCCGAACGTTTCCCAAGTCGGAAGACTCTGCAAAAACTGCAATCTATTATCGTTGATTTTTTGCAATAAGGAAAGGGGATCTTGTGAATTAACTAAAGAGAGGGTCGCAGGTCCGATAACCCCATCAGCATGAGCACCACAAGCTGTCTGAAGATACTTGCTGGCACGAGCAGGACCACTATTAATAGCAAGATCAAAAACAGAAAAGTCCACCCCAAACGGGAGGTCGTCGCAGCGGCACTTGTCCCAGTACCGCGCTTTGTAGAGGGGAGCGACGTCTGCGATTTTGAGGGCTTTGATGTCATCTTTTGTTACCTCGTGGCCTAGCCATTCTTCCCAAACCTTTTTCGTGCAGCCAAGGTTCGTGGCTCCACCAGGATCTTTCGGGTGATCGACGTACCCACCTTCATGTTTCAACACAAGAGCTAAACACTGTTCAAAATTGCCTTTCATGACTCACTCCTTGGGTGTTGAATTGTAAATCATCTGGTCTTTTTTCTGCGACCCAGACGACGAACCGAAATAGAAAGCAATGATTCCGCCCCAAGCCGTTTGCAACGCACCAAGAAGAAGAAGCAATGCCTCGTTGCCAGAAGTCGGCAAACCATAAACAAGCATATAAATCAGGATGGCAAAAAACCCAAATGTTACGCTGATCGCCAAAGCCCGAGGAATCCAGTCTTTGACTTCTTTTTGCATCTCACGAGCAGACTTACGGTCGTCCACCGCAAGTGCTTCCAGATCAATGTCAAGTTTTTTCATTTGAACTTTGAAATCGGCATCAATCTTCTTGACAGACGCAAGCTGCTCAGGCGAGGCGGTGCGAAGGGCCGTTTGCAGATCGCCCTCGGAGCCCTCCTCGTTTCCGAGCAAAGCCATAGACAATGCTTTCGTTGCCATCCCAGCCAATGGGCCGCCCAATGCCGTGGCAATGCTTGGAGCGACCGACCCAAGCAGTGGGCCAAATGTTTTAAGCAGATCCATCGTCCTTACCTCCGTTTGATTTAGAACCTAACATGATTCCCGACAGCGTGCCTGTCAGGAACGTCGCAATTGGAGCAATCAACTTGAAAAACTCTTGGTCGTTTGGTGCTTGCCCGTCAATTGGCTGAACCACAAAAATCAGGCTGTATAGCACTGCGAAAACGGTTCCGGTTAAGGTCAGGCACAAGCTGATGCCAATGATAAACTGCAAGAGGGCGTGGAGTTCGTCTTCCTTGATCCTCATCGCGCTACGGCTCCGCAAGGGTTTTGTTTCAGAGTGTCGGCGGAACAGGTTCCGGATGCGGTGCAGATGGGCGGATTGCATTCAGGTGCGTCCCAGTTCTTCGGATCTTGGCATGGGTAACGATAGCGGTCTTCGCATCCCGCCAAAACTAAAACTGCAATTGCCATCAGGTATTTCATTTGTGCGCCGTCAGATAAACAAAAAGTGCAAGACCGAGAGCCATGACAATGACGCCCAAAAACATCCACGCACCCAAAATAAGTTCAGCGCGGCGTTCCTCGGCTTCCTTCTGCGCGGCAGCGGCCTGACGCACGGCCTCTTTACGCATTTCCGTCACTTCCTTCTGAATAGAAGTCCAGGCTGTCTGCCCGTAAGCTCCGACAAACAGGTTCTTGGTGTCGAGCTGCAATTGTTGCGCCTTAGCCCGCAAAGCGTACAACTTGATTGCTTCAGCCTCGTATTCCGCTTGGCTTTGGAAAAACTTCTTTTTTTGCCCAGAAGTTAATTGCGTGATCTGCGCAATCCTCGCAAACAAACTACCCACGCGCTCCACCACGTCGATGGCTTCGTGGCCAGCGTCGGTCGCTGACTTGATTCCATTATAGAGGGCCGTTGCGCCAGCGAGGAGCGTAAAAGGATCCATTTAACTCGCCCTTAAAACCACAATACCCCAAATCCATTGTTGATACTGATTTGTGCAAGTAATGGTTGTGGTAAATGTACCATCTGTTGTGACGTAAGCGGCGTAAACTGTCATGCCGTTATTTCCAGGGCCGCCTTGCCGATACAAAGTCATATTTGTTGCACTTGCATTTGAAGTTCCTGAACCACTTGTTCTTACTGCCGCACACAAAAATACAATATCGCCAATTTTGCAATCTGGAATATTATACGTGTAAGGAAAAGAACCATGCGAAATGATACTAGAATAGTGAACAGTCGGTTGTGAATACCCGCCTATGACTCTAAAAAGAAAATTTGATCTGCTTGAAAGACCACCAGAAGCAACATTCAAAAGACCACTTTGGTCGGAGGGAGATTGCCCTAAACTTAATGAACCTAAACCAAGGACTTTTGCTTCACCGCTAGAATTGTCTTGACCGCCAATATTAAGATAGCCTGGAGACCCATCAAAAGTTACGCTTGAAAAAGTTCTGCCAGTGCTTTGCGTCCCAACAAGCATCCCGTAATACGCAAAATTTTCGCTTGGTTTCCAATCAGACCCTGCAAAAGTAAAAAGCGCAGTTGATGTTGAAGAATAACCGATGATTTCATAAAAAAATCGATTATCGGATCCTGTCCCAAACCCCCTCGCAGAAGCCGCAGCAAATGTTGCAATGACTGGCATAAATATCCCCTATGTATCAAATGCTACAAGGCTTGCAAAAATTCCATATGATGGTGCGGATCCTATTCTCATAACAGTAAACGTATAAACATTTCGAAAACCTGAAATTCCCGCAGTTGGCGGTGCTCCATTTTGCCACCAAGTGGTTACGTTCGTTGTTGTGCCGTCAACCTCCACCGAGGTGCAATAATGTGCCGCATTTACGCAATTAATAATATAAACACAAGTTATTGTGTCCCCAGTACTCGTAAGAATTTGAGATAACGGAATTAAAGTGCTATTTCCGCAAATGTTAACAGTAAAAGTACTTGTTGATGAAGCGGAGTTATACCAAACGGTTTGAGTTAAAACGTCGTAACCAACCGAAGAGTCCCAACCTGTGGTTGTGTCGTAATTACCTTTTTCAACAATGCTTCCAAGGGTCAAATCAGGGAATGCGGTTGCAGCAATTGTCAGACCGCCATTGTCTCCAATTTCAACCGGACCATTAAGCGTCGTCGGGCCAGTGACGGTGAACGCGCCGCTGATCGTATCGAGTTGAGTCAACACAGCCGTATCCGCGTATTCTACTGTTGTGCCATTGTAATAAATAACACCCTGTCTTGAATTATCAATAACAGCTCCTGTCCCTGCCGCGCCGGATGCAGGGCGAACAGTGAGCGCATAATAATATGTTGCCGTCGGGGTTCCAACATATGTCGATGTTTCGGTCGAAGTTATTGCCGTTCCGCCGTAAGTCGCCGAAAGCTGAAACGTTGTTGCTGTCCGGTTCACAGCATAATATTCAACATTTTCTTGGAACCCGCCAGGAAGTTTGCCTGTCGTTGTGAGGATAACAATGGTGCCGTTCACTGGGGCAGTGGTTACTGTGAAATTTACAGCCCCAGATGCCGGAAGCGACGATATTACATTTGCGGTTCTTGCATCAGCGGTCGAAATATCATTGATGACAATCCACGACCCGCCCATCGTGCCTGAGCCAGTTATGTTCGCAGGAAGGGTGATCACTGGGCTCGAGGTCAAAGTGCCTGTCGAAGTGACCACAAGCTGTTGCGCGGAGTACCAATAAACGCTTGAAACTGCGGCAGTCGAACTTGTTAAAGCAACCGTTGAGCCAACGCCAATGGAAATCGGGAAAGAAGATCCCGCAAGTTGGTCCAATTCATTGAAGTTCGCATTGAGCGGAACGTTCCAGTTCAGGTCGTTCAGAGCCGGAACCTGAATGTTTTTGTTTGAGGTGTATGAAATGGCCATGTTATTTATCCACCTTGTTGTCGAGCTTATCGAAAATCTTGTTCAACATGTTTTCAATGCGGTTCAAGTGAACAGAAAGCTCGTCCTTCCGAACGTAGCTCGTTGGCATGTCAACCTTCATGTCATTGATCGTGGACGAGAGCTTTTGGATATCATTCACCAACTGGCGGTAAAAATACCCAATCACTCCGAACACCACAATCGCGGCAAGGTTTGCGATGAATTGAAGGTCAATGGTCATTCAACAATCTCCTCCGGCGGCGCAACAACCTCCGGCGCAACAACCTCCGGTGCAACAACGCTCCAAGGATTTGGCAGAGTGACGGGGTGATAAAACCGATAAGCCAACGTCTGTTCGGCGGCGTTCTGGCGTTCCTGAACACCCTCTGGCCCGAGGACTTCCTTCACCCAACCCACGACCTGATCCTCAGTGAGGTCAGCGTAGGGGGTGTATGGGGCGTCTGGGTCGAGCTTCAGGTTGGTCATTCCCGCAACCGCCGCCGAGAATGTCCCGTCGGTCGCCGCGCATGAATAATTGACCTTCACAACAACGTCCGTCTGACCCTCGGCTTGAGGGTAGGATTCCATTGAGTTGATCGTCCAGATGTACGAGATTGTCATGATTTTCCCAATCAGTATTCAATGATAATTGCACCAGCCGACCCGTTTCCACCCGCACGAGCCGTTGCCGTTGAACCCGCCGTGGAACCAGAACCGCCACCGCCGTATCCTGTTCCTGCCGTTCCCGCAGAGCCTGTTGCCCCAGCAAATGGCATTCTTCCTCCAAGACCCCAACTAAAACCTGTGCCGCCGCCAGAATTATCAATATATGTAACACCCGCAACTGCTGTCGTTGTTCCTGCACTACCGCCATTTTGCCCAGAGTAATTAATAGTTGCAGTTCCAGTGCCTGTGTTTGATGCGCCACCTGCGCCACCTGCCGCAGTCGCGCCAATTGCGCCTCCACTACCGCCACTCCCAATATATGTCAGTGAGTTATAAGTCGCAGTTGTTGCACCACCCGCTGTGCCTGCAGTGTTTGATGCTCCGGCCCCTGCGGCACCAAATGACGTTGTAACAGAATTTTGCCCCGAAACGTAAGTCAAATAAGCAACGAGAAGCCCACCGCCGCCACCCCCCGCACCTGAAGTTGCGGCAGTCGCCGGATTGCCGCCGCCGCCGCCGCCACCGCCAATAACAGTAATTTTAAATTTTGCGCCCGTGACTTGAAGTGCCGCAGGTAATGACCAAGAGGCTCCAGATGTTAAAACAACCATGTTCTGAAACCCAGCACCCGCAGTCGCTGTGAGGGTTGTTGCGCTCAATGTCGTCGCAGTTGTCGTTCCCGTCAACGTTGGGCTTGCAGAAAGAACAACCGATCCCGTTCCTGTCGCGGTGGTGAAGTCGGTGTAACCCGCTTCCCAGTCAGCGGCAGTTGTTAATGCAGTTCCAATGCATGTGCACATTACGGTCGTGCCAGGGAGAACCGTAATGACAAGGTTCGCGCCAGATGAATTGACCGTCAAATTGCCAGTGCTGTTGTTGACAATGTGAAACGTCCAACCAGTCCCCAAAGTGCTTGTCACAGGCAACGTGATCGTTTCCGTGAGCGTTCCCGTGAAGAACTGGAAGTATGTGCTTGTGTTGGTCAGGACGGTCGTGCCAGCCGCAGTCGCGGTGCTTGTGAATTCTGTCAAATTTGTCAAAGCGGCGTTTGAGGTCGTTGCGCCTGTGCCGCCGTTGGCAACTGGCAGAGTACCACTAATTGCTGTTGCAAGATCAATTTTACCCCATGAAGGAGCAGTGTTTACGCCACCGGATATCAATGCGTTGCCAGTTGCTACGTCTGCTAATCTGGAAAGAGCCGTTGTTGTGGATGCATAAAGCAAGTCACCAACAGCATAAGATGATTGTCCCGTGCCGCCGTTTACCGCGACTAATGTGCCATCAACCGTAACAGCACCAGTTGTTGCTGTGTTAGGCGTAAGACCTGTTGTGCCAAATGTAATAGAAGTTACAGCGGCAGTAGAAGGAATTGCACCCCAAGATGGTGCGCCGCTTGTTGTTGCTACAAGAACTTGGCCTGTTGTACCAGCCGCAGTTACGCCCAATGCGCTTGTTGTATTACCATAAATAACGCCGTTGGCTGTAAATGTTGCCGCATCCGTCCCACCATTTGCAACAGGAAGAATTCCAGAAACATGAGTTGTTAAACCAATTTTACCCCACAATGGAGCGGTGCTTACGCCACCAGATATGAGCGCGTTGCCAGTTGCCACGTCCGCGAGTTTTGAAAGCGCGGTTGAGCTAGAAGCATAAAGCAAATCGCCGATCGTGTAGCTTGATTGACCCGTGCCTCCATTGGCCGCCACAAGCGTTCCCGCAACCGTGACGATGCCTTCTGTCGCAGTGCTTGGCGTCAGGCCAGTCGAACCAAAACTGATGCTATTCACGCCAGCTGTGACGGGAATGTTTTCTTGCCAAGCCGGAACTGTCCCAGGACTTGCGACGAGGACGTAATTTGAGCCAGTCGGAGGGGTGATCGACTCAATAGGGTTCGTCCCGTCGCCGTACAAAACGCCGTAATTGTCAAACGTGGTGTTGCCAGTTCCGCCAATTGAAACCGGAAAAGGAAGACTTCCGCCACCATTTGCTAAACTTACAATCTGACCAGTCGTGATTGATTTCGAAGTGCCGGATTGAACCCCAAGAAGCTGTTCAGCGCCGTCGATCGAAACCGCTTGCGGGAGATTTGGAATGGTAATATTGGCCATGATTAAATCCCCGTCTGAGGTATTTGAGCGTAGTTGTATGGGAGGCCAACGAGCGCAGTTTTCACGAGCGTTGTTGACTGAAGCAAGCTGTCTGCCGCGATGTCAACGTTTGCTTGATAGGAGAACTGCGTTGCCGAGCCCACCGTGACGCTGTAAAAACCATCTGCGTTATTGTTGGACAACCCATTGACAGCGACTTGGTCGTCCGTAGCCAATCCGTGAGCTGAAGAAAATGTCATGGTCACGGTGCGCGTCCCTGTCGATATAACGGACAACGGAGACAAAATCACTCCGTACTCAACGGTTCCATTTAACGGCATAATTGCGTTTTGATCAAGCCCTATTGGTGGTCCGAGCACTTGAGTGTTTGGAAAAGTGCCATCCTCGTTGACGATTTTCGTGGTCGTCGGGATCGGAATGCCCGTGAATGGGTCGTAAACCGTTGCCTCCGAGATCGTAATGAAGTCGGTTTCCGCCGTGGCGTAATCTTGCGTACGAGGGTTCTGGATTGGAACCGGATCCGCAGAAATAATAATCGCACGGAGTTGGTTCTGCGGAGTGTCATTGCAAGAGTTGCAAACGAGGATCCGCTTGTTGATCAGGCTCGCGCCAGCGAAGTCGAACTGCCATTGAAGCCGCGAATGATTGTACAAAAAGCCGCAACGATCGCAAATTGCGAACGCTTGAGGGCTTCTCGACGATACTGATGCGCGGCCATGAGGTCTCACCTGAAGTACCCTGCAATCATTGGAGAGATGTACTGCTGTGCTTGCTCGACGTTTTGTTCCGCCGCAACCGCATATGCCTCGTCCGCCAATGGCTTCAGCACCATTGCCTTCTGCGGGTTCCAGATGATAGCGAGCCGCTGCGCGAGCGCGTAGGCATATGCCTCCATCCACAAATAGGGGATCTCGACCGTTTGACCATTTGTCAATGCGCTGTCCTGAATTTGACGGACGCAATAATATTTCAGGTTTTGTGCGCTCGTGCCGTCCGGAACAGGCCAAATGGTGACCGAAGGTCCAGCCGATCCGGTCGAACGGTTTGCCGAGATCAACCGATCGAACCAATAAGTCGTCGGGAAACCTTGCTGTTCTTTGTTCGGGTAGGACGCATATTCACTGCGGCTGATAGGGAGGATGATGCGGTCGATCGGATTGCCGTCACCATTGTCAATCTGGACGTAAGCATCCAAAATCATGACTGTGTTTTGATCAACCGTATAAACCGACTGTCCCTCGATCAACGGCTCCGTGATAAGATCAACGCACCAAAGGTTTACGCCACGGTTCGACCAATTGCTCAGAACCATGTTGGAGGCCATACGGGCCGATTCCATATGCTCTTGAACAATTGCCGTGTTCCGCACCTCGCAGAGGTTGAACGCATAAAGCGTCAACTCACCGAGCGACGGATTGAATGCGTATGTGCCGCTCGTTGTCATCTGACCCTCTTAGATGCTGGCGTCATTCTTTATGTAGATGATCTGCATTTCGCCTGTTGCAGAAGCTCCCGCTGTACTGGACGCAGCACGTAACTCAATATCTGTTTTCTCCGGAATACGCAGCGCAGTATTAAACGTATGGTCGTGGCCACCGCCGCTGCCCGCTTTGATGCTCGATTGAAGACGGAATACCCCGCCATTTTCACGAATAAACAACGCTCCCGTAAAAACAGTATTGGCTGTGGTGATGCCAGACAAAATTGTATATCCGCTCATATAAGCGGTGTACCCAGACGGAACGGTCCAAAGAGCCATTGCCGTTTGATTGTATCCAACCAAAATCTGAGCATAAATATTGGCGGGTACACCTGAAGTTACAGTTCCGGTTCCTGCATAGATAATTCCTGCTGCCGTCCCACCAGAACCCGCTGTGGTAACAAACATCCTTGTAATACGAAGGTAACTATTTCCAGTATTGACCGACGTTTGACCATCTAACAAAACAGACTCGCTGATCTCATTATAATTAGCGTCAAGGCCGTAAATAGCAACACTTCTTGCCCCAGTTCCGCCTGATGCGTCATCTGCGCTTGCACTTGATATTTTTAGGACAGAAGCCGCAGAAAGGTAGCTGTACAGTGTGCTTCCGGTCCATATTGTTTCAAATGTTGTTCCAACATCAAGGTTGAGGCCAAATTTAAACACCGTCTCGTGCCAAGTGATCTGGCCGCGCGACACCTGAAGCTCAAATGGCTCATAACGGCCAGACTGTGTGATCGACCAAGCTGTAACGGTCATTTTAGCAACCCCATTTCCTGAGAGATTTATTGATCCTACTATCAGGATCGGCGGCAGTGGCAGCACCTGTCATTTTACGTTTCATGCCAGTCATGCGCTCGCAAAAACTTTTGTGACGCGGATTGTCCGCATCTTTGGTCGGAGCTTTCAGGTTGTGACCTTCGGCGCGAGCTGCTGCTCTGCCTCGCTCATTCAAACCACCTTCAGGATTTTGATACTTTTTGAGCGTCATGCGAAACCCCAAGGTTGAAGGAGAAGGGGGAGCCGAAGCTCCCCCGACTTTTTAGTTCATTTGCATGCCAGAGCGGCCCTTTGGAGCCGTTCCTGCGTGGGCAGACGAAAGTGGGTTCATGTTCGAACCCGTGCGTCCACCAGCCTTGCGTGGCATCCGGTCAGCGCGAGGCATTGATTTGCCGCCCATTGCCTTGCCGCCATGCTTCTTGGCCTTGGCTTCCTTCACGACGTTCGAAGAACCGCCTTCGTAAACGTCGGACGGAGCCTTGTCCATTGCAAAATTCCCTTTCTTAGGGGAATTCATCTTACCCTTATGACCCTTCATGGCCCTAATCCTTATGCTTGGGTTACACCGAACAGGCCCGCAGTGGAACCCATATTGGCTGGAAGAACAAACTGACGAATGGCAAGCCGTTTTGTTGCGTCTGTCGCTGATTGCACGGCGTAGGTTCCACGAACATCACCTGTGGTTGTTGTTGCAGGACTTGTGGTCACTGCCGCAACGTATCCCGTAGTCGCTGTGATCGCAGCAGCGTTGTAGTTTATGGCTACGTCGCTGAAGAAATTAGAGAGAAGTGGGAGACCAAAAATATCCGTTGTGCCAACGCTATAAGTAATTGCATTTGTAACGTCAGGTGTTACAGAAGCAATATACTTAAATGCTTTTTTGCCGTTGGTCGTGGTCGCTGTCGTCGTGCTTGTCGGGACAGTAATTGCTTCACTCATTGGTACGCCATAAATGTCGTAACCAGAAACAGTAAAGATAACTGCTGCCGTTGTTGTATTCGAAACTGGAACAATACTAACCGCCCGAGCAACAAGAGCCTGTGGGTTCCAGAGATAAACGGAATTAGTATCGCCGAAGGGTTGACCAAAAGCGTTTGGTCCCAAGGCGGCTTGTCCCGTTATTGTTGTGGAACCAACAGTATCGTCCCCAGCAACAGTATAAGTTCCGGCTCCACCAGGAGGACCAGTAAGCTGGTTCACGATGGTAGTTCCAGAATTTACGCCAGTTCCAGTCAGTGTCATCCCGATCGTAATCGCCCCAGTCACGGACGATGCTGTCAGGATGCTACTTGCCACCACACCCGTGAAGGATGTGAAACCATCAAGCAGCAAAAGGCCAGTCGCTGTTACACCAGTATTGTAGTTGATGCACGATGCGTTGACTGAAACACCTGTTGTCGTCGAGTTTGCCGAAACAAGTGTCATCGCTGTGTTGGCCGTAGTTGCTGCGGCTGCTGCAATCGCAGCAGAGCCAAGCGCGTAAGGAGCGGCACTGATGGTCTGTGTATCCGAGGTTGCAAAACCAGCAGTAAACGCACCGTAGTTTTGTCCTGGGACGTAGTTGAAGTTAGGACGAGGGTCAATCCGGCCTACCCCACCCCAAAAGAGGGATGGGCCAAGCTGTGGGTTGTAATCCGTCACGTTTCCAATGGTGTTCTGACCAAAGGAGATTACGGGACCAGAGAATGCTGAAATAGCCATGTTGCAGTCTCCTATGGATTACGAGGTTGGGAATGAGCCGAAGATCGAACGCCAGTTGTAGTAACCGAAGGAATAACGCTCGTAGCCCTTGACCAACAGGTTGTCAGTAACGAAGTCAACCTGCATATCGGTTTCGAACTTGATACGTTCCATGTACGACAGACCGTCAATGTTGGTCAGCAAGAACCAAGCATAAGCGGAGGTGAGGAAGTCGTTAACCATGTAGCCTTCGCTGAGACCACCAGCCGTTGTCATGATCGCGTTCACATCGTTGTCCGCAGTACCTGGACGCAGTTCGGTCTTCGTCAAACGAATTGCGACTGGCTCAAGCTGAGGAGGAACGACGAGCTTGCGACCACGTGCGAACACCTTCAATCCGGCCTGATCTTTGAAGTTCGTCCGAATAGCAATCATGCTATTCAAGAGCGTTGCTTCATTGAGGTCAACCTGAACCGATGGGGTGTTTGCGACGGTGCTGCCGTCAATTGGATGCGCCGTGGAGCAAAGTGCCACACCGTCACCGCCAATCGAAGCGTTGTAGGTCGTTGCTGTGTTCAAAACGTTCGCGCCATAAATTTCCTTGGTCTGGTGGAAAGATTCCGTCAGGCCGAGGTTGGATGGCTGGAACTGGGTCTTGTAGAGGTTGTCATCGATTGCTTTACGGGTGATCGCGTAACCGAGAGCGATTTCAGTGTGCTCTTGGTTGTAGATGAACCGTTCACCAGCACCCGAATCAAATGCAGTCTGACCACCTTCGGTCTTCAGCTGCGCAAGGCCGAGGTAGCGCATTTCAGCGGTACGCTCGAGAGCCATTTTTGAATCGTGCTTTGTGAAGATCTTGTCGTACTGAGATGGGATCATCTCGTACTTGCCTTCGACGCCACGGAGACCTGGAAGGAGAAGGTCTCTGATCTGTGAGAGATTAACAGCCATAATACCTTACTCCTCAGCTAATGCCAGTTGGGCCTGCACCGTTCGACCGGAAGATTTCGTTATTGAATCCTACGATGACATTGCAGTACTGGGTTGTTGGATCACCGCCGTTGCTACCGCTAATCTGGTAATCAACAACAATGAATGGGAACGTGACGGTTGTAGCGACGGAAGAAAGGTATGCACCTGAACGACCTGTTGAGGTATTGCCTGAACCGATTGTGAACTGTGCGTACTGACCAATGATGCCCGAAGTCATCGTGGTCGCTGTGCCAGTCATCGGTGCGCCAGCAAAACTCGTCTGAACGAGGAACCTTACGCTTGGATCATCAATGACGTAAGCCTCTACGTCACCAGTTGCTCCAGATCCAGGCCAGTATGGTGAAAATACGGTACGACCGAGGGAAGTGTTGAGGTATTTGCAACCAACAAAAATACCATCAAGACGGGTTGTACCAGCGGCACCTTGAGTTATGTAGCCGTTAGCAGTGCTAACAACAGGCATAACGGGGTCGCCAGTGTAAATGGGTGTCGTGTTACCAGAAGCGATTCGGCGAGTCGACTGTGCAAAAGTCGGAGCTCCACCTGCGCCACCCTGATACTGCGTGAAACCGAAATAGGCAGCAGTGTTTGCCATGACGGGATTCTCCTCTCAGAGAGTTTCCATCATCGCACACCGAGGCGACTGTGAAACGGGAAAAATTCGAATCTTCCACACCGAGGGAAGACTATTGGGTATTATGCCTGAAAAAATGCAAATGAAAAGGGGCAGATGTTTTTATTTTCTGCCCCTTTAATTATCAATCGTTCGGGATCGGCATTGGCTCGTAACTTTTCTTAAGTTTAGGAGCCATTTTCGAGTCATCGCGACCAAGCAGTCCATCCGAGGATGTAAGCTGGCCTTCTTTAATTTTTACCTGACGGCGAGCCATGAGCAAATCTTTCGCCCGAGCATCGAGCGTGATTTCTTCAGGCCGCTCCATCAAAAGCATACCTTTTCTTTCAATGGAACCTTCCGCTCCAACATGCATCATGTCCGGATGGCGTTCAACCGGAACAGGCGTCCAACCCATTCGCCGAACATGGTTCATATGCGAAAGGTCTTCCATATTCATCGAGGATTTGCGCTTCCATTCATACGACCAACCGTCCGGAGCAGGTGGCGCAGCAAATTCATCCACCCCATCGTCGAGCGGGGACGAATTGCCACGGATTTCCGCCGCACGCTGCGCGGCCAAGGCTCTTGGATCGTCTTCACGCAGCGATGGACGAACCTCGCGACGATTTGCAGCTTCAACATTCTTCATTTCGGTATCTCCAATCAATTCAACTTGCCTTCTTTGATCAAGGCGGATTTGTTTCGGGCATATTCCTGATCTGTCATCCCCATCAGGCTTGCCATCTCACGTTCCTGAGAATTTAGACGCACAACATTCGGCTTTGTGCCGGAATTGGTCGTCGGAGAACGCGAAACGGGAGCTGCTGGGGGCGCAGAGCGGCGAGCTGTTGGGGCAGAAGCACTTGACAAGGCGGAATCCTCTTGTTGAACGAAACGACGCGACTGAATTTTCAACGTATCTTCAATCGTATTGAAGTAATCGTCCGAATCAGCCTCAATCCCGTCCGCAACCGCGAGGTTGTGGGCCGCAATCATCTTCTGATAGAGGCGAGGGTTCGTTGCATACTCCGGATGAGACCTGACCCAGTCCGCAGAACGTCCCGAAAGCTGAGAAGCAAGGGCTTCGACGGGGTCGGAGGGAGCTTGAGGCTGGTTTTTCAACTCCTTTACTCTGTTTTCGTAAGCAGTGCGGCCTTGTTCAAGCTGCATTTTCTGTGCAGAGGTCTCCGACATCTGCATTTGGATGTCAGCAGCCGCTTCATGGTCGCCGGATGAGAGCGCATCTGCGTAAGAACGTTTCAACACGAGCTGATTTGATTTCACCGTGTCGATTGCATTGTCAATCAGTCGGAGATTTGTGTCATCGACCTCGCTTTTGGCAGCAGTTGCCTGTTCCGAGGCCTGTTTCATCCGCCTTTCAGCGTCCAAACGAGCCTGACGCTCTTCCTCGAGCTTGAATTTCAGCTCTCGAATGCCGTCCTCGGCCGAAATTTCCTCTCTTACAGGCTCTTCATCTTTTTCCACCTGAATTTCTTCAGCTGGGACTTCATTCTCGAGCGGTTCAAGCACCAACTCAATATCATTTTTATCGTTTTCTGACATTTTGGCTCCTTACCAAACCTGATCGACATCTAAAATGCGACCTTTGACATTGACATCATTCAAAATTTTGCAAGGAACGCTATTTATCGTGATTGTCCAGCCGTCCGATGCTCGAGAAACGAGCCAATCGCCTTCATTAATGGTTACTTCTTTGAACCATTGACCTTCTTCGTCTTGGAAAGCAGTCGGGCCTTTTTTCAGCACGAGGCCAACTTTGCTTTGATAAATATCTTCGTCGACTGTTTGATCAGTCAAAATAATTCCGCTTTTTGTTATCTTTGGTCGGAGATAAAGCGCAACAAGAACTTGGTTGTTAAACAATTCAAAATCAGAAATGTCTCCAACCTGCTCAACGAGCAGCTCTCGAGGATCTGTTTCGTGGTACATCTTCATTGCAGGCATGTCAGTTTTCCCCTCTGACTGTTTCACCATCGGCAATCGCCTTGGCTTCGTTCACAAATTCAAGTGCAAGCGAAAGCCCTTGAACTTTTCCGACTTGACGCTGGTATTCATCGAATGAAGATGCCGAACCAGCGGCAAGATTGTCTCGGATGCGTTCGTATTCCGCTCCGATCATTCTTTTCAACTCATAACTGAGCTGATGCGTCGTATTTAATATCATTTCAGACCCCTCTGATTTTCCCCTCTGTTAATTATTGGGCCGGACACCACAGAGGGGTGAAAGCGTCCGGCCCTTTTCACGGAATTGCTTCCGAGAACTTATTTTGGTCCAGCCAGACCGTAAGCCTTAACCTTTTCCAACCGACCCAAACCTCCGCCAGCAGCATGATCAATGACGTGGGTCGCACGACCACCGTATCTCCGTGGCATCATTCCTGGAGGGGGCATCATTCCTGGCGGAGGACCGCCAGCTCCTGGAGGCATCATTCCTGGAGGTGGCATTGGAGGCCCACCTTGAGGCATTGGAGGTGTTCTCGGGGACATTGGAGCAGGAACTGGTGCATTCGGCATCATGCCGCCGCCAGCAGGGCTCCCGTGCGCACCAATGATGATATTGATGTGCGTCTTGCCCTTGCCTTTGCCCTTGCCAACTTTGCCGCCCTTTGCGTGAGCTTTGCGACCGCCAACAACTCCAGGAACCTTGGTTGTTGAGTTGCCAGAGAACACGCCGCCGCCGCTGTATTTCATTGTGCGACCGCCGCCGCACTGTTTGCATGAGCAATCGGCAGCATGTTCCGCTTTGCCGCCTTTTTTCAAGCCCTTCATGGACTCCTGCTTGTCGTGCTTCGTGTCAGCCTTCGACGCTTCCCACTGCTTCATGGTCATGCCGCGCTTGGCAGCGAGCTTTTTATCTTGGGCTTCATCCTTCGCGGAGCCTTCGAACTTGACCTTGCCGCCGCGCTTCTGACCAGTGACGCCATAAACATCCTGACGAGCCTTGACTTGATCTGCATCGAAAGCTGCCGCATTGGCTGCGCGACGCTTTTCAGCATCTTCTGCTGCTTTGCGAGCAGCGATGCTTTCGATCAAAGCATCTTCACGTGCGTTCGATTCGCGCTCTTCTTTCATGCTCAAAGGCATAACCGGAGGCAAAGGAACGCTGCCCTTGGTTGCATGTTTTGCACGACCGCCCTTCTTCATCGCACCCGCAGCTCGACCCATCATCTGGTTCTGCTGATTAATTGGGTTCTCGCCGATTGGACCACCGCCGAACTTCTTGGCTTTGCCGCCATGCTTCAATCCGCCAACGTGCGCCTTGCCGCCTTCGCGAACCTCATTCGCCATCTTCTGATCACGGTTGATCAGGTTGTCAGGAGTGAGGTAGCGTTCTGCACGACCGCCCGACTTGCGGGGCATCCGATCAGCGCGATCTGCCGCCTTTATGCCATCCGCTTTGCCGACGACTTTGCCGCCTTTTTTGTATGAGCGCTTGCTCAATGGACGCATGCCAGTTTGAACATCCGTGTTCAACGGCTCGGAAGGCGACCAAGTTGACGAGTCAACCTTTTTTTGTGGGTCGGTGGAGGAGAGGCGTTTTGCCTTTGCCTTCATCGCAGAACGTACAGTTTTGGCAGAATATTCCATGGTCGTCTCCGGAGGTTGCAATTACGGGCGTCCCCGCATGCCGCGAGAGGGGTAATCAGAGCCTCGCGGCAGAGACCTGATTTTGCTGAGGGCGACCTCGACAATCGGACTATTATGTTCTGTTTTTGTATTTTTGGCAATGGGGCTTTTCACCTCTCCGCCAGATTTGTATTCCTCAACTTCTTGATAAGTTCCGTCCGGCATCAACACCCGTCTCCGAGGCTTGCGAGGCTGAACAATCGGGTCACGACGATTGTCGCTGGTCATTGGAGCAGGAGGGTTGCCTGAGTTGCCCAAGAAGTCCAACCATCCACCGCCAACAGGGTTCCCAAATTCATCGTTCTTCGCTTCGAAGCGCGAATTGTCAGGCTGATTGAATTGATTGCCGAGGTACCTTCCGCCAATCGACCCAATCGGCCCGAGCGCAAGTCCGCCCAAAACAGACCCAATGTTGCCGCCCATGTTGCCGAAGAAACTATCGTCTCCGCGCTGAGGAGGCATTGGTGCTCCGCCGCCGCCAATGTTGAAACGATCATTGCTGTTGTCGGGACGGTTGTCAGGGCGATTGTCGGGGCGGTTGCCGCCGCTTGGGCCAGCGGTTTGGGTGCCAGAGCCAACGTTGTAATTCCGGCTGGCATCGCGGGAGGTTGCCGCAGGACGATTTGCGTCTGCCGCGCCACCTGGATTGTCGCCAGTGCGAACGTTGCCGCCATAGTCGTAGCCAATGCGCCCACCGCGAGCTTCGTTTATGTCAGGCTTCGACAGATCAAAAGTG